CCGCCATCCGGTTACGAGATGGGTCAGTGATGCGATGGGCATCCAGCCTACCTGTTTCGCCTCTGTGCTGATCATGACGATGCCGAAGCTTCCCTTGGTCCATCCAGCGCAAGATTGCTCGCCCTCTGTGGTTTTGATGGTGATGTTCGATGGCGTCCACCCGTCTCCTATGTCTTTGGGTTGCATCGTCTCAGCCCTTCGCAGCCGGAATGAAACTCGTGAACATCAGCTCTGGCGTCGTCCCGTGGGCTTTCGCCATGGCCTCAATCTTGGCGCGGCGGCGCTTCCTCTCTTCGGCCTCGTCAACCTGAAGGAGGAGCCTTGTGGTTCTGTCCACCGCGTGGATGCGGGCCGCAATAAGTGTTTTTTCGTCAATGGTCATGGCGGCTTTTCCTTCAGCCTATCGGTTGTTGAGCCAGTAATTTGCGGTATATCTAATGTCTTCGTCCATGGTTGACTGGCTGACTACCCAAGATAGATAGCCGTCTGGCACGTCACGCCATGGTTTACCTTTGTGAGCTTTGAGATAACAGGTGGGCAGCAGCGGGAGTTCGTTGCTCCACTGGATTAGTTGCTCTACGCTGGCGAGCTGGAGCATCGCCCGCAGGATATGCGCGGTGACGTAGGTGTCTGGCCCAGCGCGGTGGGCTGGCTCCGCAAGCTCTGGCAGGAGGCCGGTGATCAGCCCTTCGGCGATCAGGCAGTAGCGGAGCACCTGATTGGTGTGAGCCGGGAAGTCTGGCCACAGGTGAAGGGCGCAACGGTAGGTGTCGATCTCGATCCTCTTGCCGCCGAGCACGGGCGCCAGGAACGGCTCATCGAAGCGGTGGTGATGGGCCACAAGGATGGCGTCCGCATCCTCGGTGATCATCTGGGCAACCACTTCGAGCGGCTGCGCGCCAGCAACGTCAGCGTCAACGATGTGATGGACAGCCATCGCCTGGGGCGGGATAGGCCGACCGGGGTTGACCAGCATGCTGTCCGGGCCGAAAATCTCCCCGTCCTGCAACTTTGTCCAGCCGAGTTCAACAACTCGGTCAACTGCTGGGTCGAGTCCCGTCGTTTCGGTGTCTAGGACTGTGAACAACTGCCTCATCTCATCCTCAATTCTGCTCTAGACGTTGCATTCAACGATTGCCACTCAGAGGATTTCATCCTGATATACTCAAGCTGTACCTTAGCTAGATTGGCCTTTGTTCTGGTTTCAACCATGGATGCGATGAACTCTTTCCACTCCCCAGAGGCCTTCACGTCACGCTCGGCGTGGGCGGCGGGCTTATCGCCCAACGCCTTCATCATCTGGGAGAGCACGGCGCTTTTGGTCTCTTCGAGCATTCTGGCAGCGCCGTCGAGTTCCACCCACTTTTTAGCGACCACTCTGTATTGCTCGGAGAGTGGTCGCTCTTGCTCTGGCATGGTAGAAACTGACATCGCTTACTCCGCAGCCAATGCAGGTTCAAACTTGTCCTTGATGGACTTAATCTTGTCGTCAAGTTCGCCCAAGAACGCAGTGACGCACTCCTCCATCTCACTTATGAGCATGTCGTCTCTGGCAACGCGCTTGATAAAGATGCTCATGCTTTCCGGAAGGCGAGGATCGTAGGAGACGAAGTCGCACCACTGGCGCCCAGTGCACGCCATCTGCCATTGCATTTGGCAGATGTACTTTGTGTCTATCGTCTCAGATGACAACGTTTCTAGATGTGTCGCCGTGTTGGGGCATTTGATCTCGACCGACCCATCATCGCCAACTAGTCCGTCAGGACTGGCGTGCGTGCCTTTGATTGTGGGATGCATCACCAAACCAACCTGATCAACCGTGGCGTCGGTCATGAACTCATAGGCCGTCCTGGCGTCCGGCTCGGTCTCAGTCCCGTGCATCATCGCGGGGCTTTTGTATCCGTCCTGGGGTATCCCCGTAAGGCGCTCAGCGAGCATCCTGGCCATGACGTTGGCGCGGGTGGCGCTCCATCCCGTTTTTGTGCGCGCCATAATGTCGTTGATGCTTGCGGCTCCAAGGCTCCCGCAGCGGGCGAGAAGCCATTCTCGGCTTCCCTGGATGAGTTGGGTGGTGTCCTGGCTCATTTGGCTGCTTTCTTTGCATTGAGGGCCTTAATAGCGCGGTCAAAATGGTTCGCGGGAAGCTTGGCGACGCCTTCGATCTTGAAGTGAGCGCAGAATTTGCGGGTGTCGGCCCCAACTGCGTTAATTAGATCAAGAATAGCTGTCACTTGCTGATCTGAAATTGGCTGTGATTGTCCATTCGTTCCAAAGGAGTTCCCATCATCGTCAACATTGGCTTCGCTGGAAGCAATGCCTGTTACCGCCTCATATGTCGCGATCTTGAGATAAGTTATCGTGGATTTTATCTGCTGAAGCGGGTTCTTGGCCCCTGATGCGTCTGGAGGTGACTTAATTGACACGCTCTCGGAATGCCCCATGCTGTGAGACAAGGTGCACGTTACCGTTATTTCTTTACCGTCTTGTGCCACGTCCCAGCTTGGGTCAAGCCCATGTTTGCCGAGAATAGGGCTTGTGTTATTGACAACACTGTCAATTGACGCGTATTTTGAATTGTACTGATTGTTTTTCTTATCTTTGATGACAAGAGGCGCTTCCTGTTTGAATGCGGCCTTGGCTGCAATGAAAGCTTTCCGCGCTTGGCTGGCCTCCCACTTGTCCTGGAGGGCCATGAGCTTCTCCAGAACATCGATGTTGGCGCCGCTGGAGAGAGCATTGCTCAGCAGTTCCATTGGGGTTGATGGCGCGGCCGTCACAACTTGGCACGGCATAAGTTGATGGGGGGTAACAGTATCGCTTGTGACGTCTATGGCCAGTCGTTCGCCCACGTTGGTCTCCTTTTTGCAAAGCTCGTGCGTCGCCTGCCCGTGGGGCAAGCTTGTGCCTGTCGTCGGTTCCGGTCAGAGAGACAGTCCTTCCGAGAGGGTTGATGCGGGTTCTCAGAAGGGCCGTCGCTGTGGCAGGAAGCCACTAAGACCCAGTGCTGCTATCAGGGCATAGGTGCCGGTCTTTCCCGGCTGTCACCGAAGCAAACCCGCTCGCGCTGGAAGCCCCCGCCTTTAGGCGTGGGGTGGTTTACTGCTGAGCTGCGATGTAAGCGTTGGAGGCGGCTCCCAAGACCTAACGCCGCCTCCTCTGCTTTTTATCTTTCCAGCGAGGATAAGACCGAAACTCTACTCGAAGCGCCGTGCTAATCTATGGAGCAGATCGGCGGCTTCCTTATTAGGCTGAATGCTTATTGTCTGAGTTGCCGATGAGAACGCAGCGATTAGCATTTTTATCGCACCATGAGGACAATATGTAAGCGACATGCGCTCGAAGTCGTCAGTATATATCTTCAACTCTGCGGCTCGCAGGCTTTCCATGTTCGCTTTATGCTTTGGAAAACGGCCTTCTAATATCTGGCAATTATTCATTTTACGTCCTCAGTAGCAGTTTAGGGCAGAGCATCCGGTGGGGGCATTCTTCGCAACGGGAGTGGATTGCTTATGAACTCGAATGCTCTTGCCTAAGCTGCTTTGCTACCGGCTCCTGCTGCTCCACCGCTGCTGAGCCGCTGCTGAGTTTCAATATCGGGCGCGGATCGCCGCAGGTGCCGGTAGCTTTGGCCTTGGGATGATAGATGGGACCATCCATTGGCTTGATATAAATAGTACGCAGTTTGCGACCTGCGGTCAATCACAAAGTGCGGCCTCGGTGGGCAAAAAAATGCGGCGTTCGATGCCTGCGCGATGGCGACCCATCGGGCGCCAAACTCCAGGGGGTTGACGCCGCTTCCGCTAGGGGCGTCGCGGATATTTTGGTCCGTCGCCTCGAATCCTGCTGGCTTCGTCGTGAAGCCCAGGGAAGACAAAATCCTGTTGCATGCCGTATTGCTTATCTTCATTTTGCTATCTCCATCGTGTTTCACGGGCGTTTTCTGCGTTCCACGGGCAAAAATGGCCTCTGTGGAGGGGTCGGGATCAACAATGCAGCCTTGCTCGCTGTGCCGATCCCGTGGCGTCATGACGTTACCGCTTGGACGCCAGACATCATTCCTCCGGGGCCGCTCATCATGCTTGGAGCCCATCCCGGCCCATTGATGAACGCAAGCCACTGGGCGGCTGTCGTCCCCTCGTCAATGCCTGATGGATTGGCCTCAAGCCACGATGCAAGCTCCTCTGGCGTCGCGAGCACGGGCGAGATGGGCGATCCCTCCGAGACCGTCTCCCACATCTGGTATCCATCGCCGGTGGGTGGCTCTTCACGCTCCCAGTCTTCGGCGGCTTGTTTCGCCTGTTCCGATGGCCAGATACAGCCCTCGCCGCCACACTTCTGGCAATCGTAGGGTTGCCCCGCAGCATCGCATCTGGCCTGAATTAGGGTGTAGGACTGCGTAGACCCCCATCCGAATGCGCTCAGGCTGTATTTGTTGACGGCGGACGCAGTAGGCTCCACGCCGGGAGGTAATCCCCGCTCGCTGGCCGCCAGCGCGTCAACGTCGGCTTGGCTCAGGTGATGCATCCATCCTTTGTTGAAGTGGCGCGCCAGACGCTTCGCCTCACGGATTAACGCAACCTCGCCCTCACCGTAAAACCCAGGGTCGCTTTTCAGATTGCGCTGCGCAAACGCCATGATGGTCGGCTCTTCGAGATCGAACGGAACGCTGCCGTTTTCCTCGGGTGAAAATGGGGTGTATCCCCACCACTTGTCATGCAGTTCTCTGGCAAATGGCGACATCGTCTTGCCGTCACAACAGTCACATGGGGCGGTAACATTGTACCAATGGTTAACGTATCCTCCCCACACCTTCTTCATTGGCCAGTTGAAATCTAGCGGCACTCTTTTCAGTTCTCGTCCCACGTAAATTCTCCTTTTGCATTGCATCGTTTCGTTGATGCGGTGGAAGGAAAGAGCCGAAGCCCTCAACCGCCTATCCGGCGGGGATATTCCCAATAATCCAGCCTACCCACCAACTATTCGTCGCGCTCTTGCAAGCGGCTGGCCTGGTCATCTTCCGGCTCCGTGGCTGCGTTCCTGTCTTGAACACAGTTATAGGCAATTTTTGCCGCTTCGTCAACTCATAAAAGCTTTCCAGCCTACTTTTTTCTTCTCACCAGCTCATACACAGGATGCTGCCCGGTCAACACCAGGAACCAGAACCACCGCTCAGGCGGCATTGCCGTGGCAGACGGCGCGTCGTCTGAACTCTCCCAGCCCCGCCAGCTTCGCGCCGTGACGCCGACCAGAGCAGCGGCGTCCTTCTGTGTCAGACCGGCCCGGTTGCGAGCGGAGGCGATCTGCTCCATCGTGGGGCTGGTGAGGTGCGGTTTGATGACCGATCCTTTTATGTTAACAAAAGCTAACACTGCACACTGGGCGTCACTCATTTCGCGCCTCCACCATCGACACGCATCGTAAGTGAAGCAAACCTTCTGCGTCACATCATCCCGCGTTTTGGCCTTTGGGCATGTCGTGCCAATCTTCGCTTTGAGCCACATCCGCAGCGTGTCGATGGTGTAGCCCCTGAGTGCCGGGCGCCCGTCCTTGGCAAGAGCCGCGTCTATGCGGGCGACAATCTCAGCCTTGCACCACTTGCGGGCGGCGCCGAGCGTCTTAAAGCAGTCCGAGCCGATATCATCGAGCTTGCCGTCTGGCGTGCGCTCGAATATCTGCCAAAGGTCGTTCCCCATTAGGGTGATGGTGAAGGGACCGCACTCGTATTCGTGCGCGCCTTTTCCTGTGCTGCCTTCTCGTGTGGTGGCCATCATGACACCAGCCTTGTGCCTGCCGCGTCCACGATGTAGCCGTGGCGGAAGGCGAGAAACAGTTCATTCGCTTGGCCATCCTGGTAGATGCGCCCCTTTGACCAGAGGTCTTCCCCCTCCTTATCAAGTCGGAAATGTCTGAAAATGCGCTCAAACATTTTCATCAGATCATCGTGCTCTTTAGTCCCAAGCATTGGCTGCCTCCGCATCATGCACATCGCGTCTCTATGCCTCTGTTGTAGGCAATTTTTGCCGCATCGTCAACCGCAAAATACACATGCCTCAAAAAATATTCTCGGAAGGCGACACCAGGGCGATAGCTCCGCGGCGTATCTTCGGCGCGAAACCGAGCGTTTCCGGTGTGAACCTGGCGGGGGAATGCGGAGGAACGCGATCCAGGCAACTCTTCGGAATTTCCGAAAGGTTGGGCGCGAGATGCATCGGTGGCGCTACTCCGCCATGGGAAGAATAATCCCGCCATTTCGCTCGAAAATCCCGCTTTACTTCTTGGAACAATGTTCCTATATTCGTTTTCAGAGAGGCAACGGAGGCGCTGAGATGCAAGTATCCAAGGGGACCATCGTTCAGTTTAGCGACAAGTACATAGAAGAATTTGAGTCAATCTGTGATTCAAACCGCCGTACCTACAAAATAAACTACAGGCCATGGCGCGGAAAGGTTATTCGCGTTGACGCCGATGGTATCGCAGATATTCAGTGGAACATGCAATCAGAACCAGGGATAGCACATGTGCGCAACCTGACAGTAAGCAAGCACAAGCGGTTACCGACGTGCTTAAGATGAGCGGCATCCAACTGATCCTGTAGGTTATCCACGTAGTCTTGGTCGTCTTTGTCCATCATGGTGCTCTCCCCGCATCCCATTCGTATGTTTTGGGGCCGTCTTCGCCCTCTTCGTGCTCGGCAACGAATCTCGTATACTCTCTCTCGCTGCCACACAAGACCCGAACTATCTGGTCCAACAGCCACTGTTTATGATGCGCGCCGTCTACTCCAGCGTAAGTGTGGATAAGCTCTAGCACATCTTCTTTTTGCTGAACAAGCTTTGCTATGTCATCCCTAATGTCACCAAGCGCGCGGATGACGTGCTTTATTTTGTCGTCTTCCCTGAATCCCTCAGGCCATTTGCAGTTTAGGAACAGGTATTTAACAACATCGTTAGTGATTTTATCGTCCATCATCACAAAACCCTTGTCCGTTTGCTTCTCCAATACGCAAGCGTTGGCCTGCACCACCACTTGTTGCACTCCACGCGAGACCAGTCCTCTCTATCCTGCCTCCAGCGTAATGGAGCTTTTATTGATCGAAGGATCGCCTTAATGTCTCCGCCACGAGCGACGTATATTTTTAGAGATTTCTTAAGTTGAAGCCCCGATTCGCAATCAGCCTCAACAGCATTGCACCAGACTTTTCCCTTGAAGCTGTGATCCATCAGTCGTCATCTTTCGCGCGAGAAACCCCTGCATTTATGCATGGGGAGGAAAGCGCGCCCTTCTGTTGAGTATACGAGTACCCGTCGGCACGGCTTAATGCTGTGCAGTACTTGGAGTTTATGCCCTGCACGACGCCCGTCGGCGTCTGAATGTTGAAACTCCCGGTGGCGCGCACTGCGACGCGACCGATGTGTATTCCAGTTTTCTTCCCGGTTGGCACAACGGCTCGGACCATGTCGCCAGTCTGGAAACCTTTGATCCGCTTGTTGCGGGTGAGATATCCGCGCGGGAAACCGTATGCGTTGAGGCGTGTGCGCTGATACGCGCCGCGCCCGGTGGCCTTGATCGCGAGCGACGGAACCGCCCAGCCGGACAGCGCTTCGACCGAGCCGACGCACGCCGCGTCAATGGCGTGGGTCTTCGGAACGCCGAGGCGTGTGCGGTTCCACTTCGTCCGGCCGCCCGACGCAGCCTCGACCGGGAGCCCGGTGGCGCGCAGCGCGGTGTGCAGAGCCCAGCGTGTCGAGTTCACGGCGGCGGCGTCCTTCAGCGGGCGCTTCGCCTGAGCCTTGATCCGAGCCAACGCCTTGGGCTGCTTTGCTAAAAACTCTTCGACCGGCCGCGCGCCCTTTTCCGTGTTGCACGGAATGCACGCCAGCGTGAGGTTGCTGATCCTGTCCGAACCGCCCCGTGAACGCGGGTGGATGTGGTCGATGTTCAGCGGAACGCCGGTGCAGCCGCAGTACGCGCAAGCGCGGTCCCACTTCGCCAGAAGATATTCGCGGCACTCCATTCCGGCAAGCGTGCCGTGCTGATATTCCGCGCCCTCGATCTCAGGGTTGTGAATACTCCCCAACTAAGCGCAGAGCGCTGTAGTTGGGGCTTCTCGGTTCGCAGAGCGGAGCGCAGTAGTCTTGCGACTGCCACGGCTTATCTGCTCTCCCCGAGCGTTGGGATTACTCCCGGTTTGGACCATCCCGGCCCTACCTTCCTTGCGGATACTTGCGCGCTTGCGTTCCTTGGGGGACCATTCGCCAGACAGGATAATATCCACGCCCCTATTCGCAACATTGCGCGAGGCGTTTCTGTCGGCGTTCTCGATGGCTCCGCAGTCTTGGCAAACAAACCGGCTTTGGCTTTGCCGGTTGTCAGGGTTAGTGCAGCCGCAAAAGCTGCAATCCTGCGAGGAACGATAGGGCGATACGGATATGCTAAGCTTGTGAAGTCTCCGTGCTTTGTATGCGGTGTAGGTTTTTGTCTGGCTCCATGCGGCGGCGAGGATGGAACGATTGAGGCCAGCCTTCTGGCGGACGTTGCGGCCGGGAGCGTCGGCGGTTCCTTTCGCCGACGCCGTCATGTTTTTGACCTTGAGGTCTTCGAAGACAATCAGCGCAACGCGTGGGTCGTTGGCGAGGGCGTGGCTTGCCTTGTGGGCGAAGTCGCGCCGCACGTCTTTGCCGTAGCGCTGTTGACGGGCCGCGCGGAGCTTCGCGCGCTCCCGGCGCTTCGAGCCTTTGATGCGGCGCGCGATGCGGCGTTGCCAGCGTGTGCGCTGCTTCTGGCGCTTGGCCAAGCGCTTCTTCTGGATCGGCTCGAAATCAAAATCCCGGCCGTTGCTGCACGCGAGCGGGATCGCGACGCCGCGATCAACGCCAACGGTGCGTTCCGCCAGTTCAGCGCGGGTGAACTGCGCGAGCCAAGCGGCAATGTCGAGG